ATATAGTACCGCCGATAGATACCTGATCGTTACCAGCATCAACAAACAGCATATTAGCGTTGTTGTTAGACTCAACGCGGAAGTCTAAGTCTCGACCTCCATCGTTAAATGCGGTTTCTGTTGAATTTATTCGCAGACGGTTTCGAGACGTACCGGCAACATACGTTTCAAGCTGGAAAAGTCCGTCTTCCGTCCCGTCAGTAGCGTCTTCAATTTCCGTTTGTATTTCAACGTAATCAATTCGTTCGGCGGCGTCGTTCATTCCTTGGAAGATTAGCCTAGAAAGCCCGTCGCCATCTGCTGGGCTGGCGGAGTTTCTCCATAGTCTAATGTTCGGACCGCCAGAGCTATTGGCGCTAGAGCTTTCAAAGGTAGCCATAGCTCCAGCACTGGTGCTTTTTACGTGAAGCTCTACTTCCGGTGCGCTTTTATTAATACCGACAAAATTATTCCCAGCATCAACAAACAGCATATGAGTGTTGCTATCAGACTCGACGCGGAAGTCTAAAGCGCTAGAAGCGTTTTCGTTAAAGGTTGCGCCACTTGAATTAAAACGGTGTTCCAGCGTTCCGCTAGAAGAAATTCTTAACCCATCATTACTAGAAACTGAATAGTCAAGCGTTATTGGATAGCCCGAATCTACGTGCAAGCCAGTTGTGGCTCTGCTGTCATATTCTAGCTTTATCGAAGAAAAATCCGTTGAATCCGTATTAAAAGTCCAGTTAACAGCACCTGTCGTGCCTGCGACACCTGATTTAAGGTTTATCTCAGCATTATCAGCGTCTAACTTGATGTTTCCGGCCACTTCCAAAACGTCTATGTTTGGGTCACGACCAATGCCTACGCGGTTGCCGCCAGCATTAACCATCAGCATATTTGAGTTGCTGTCAGACTCAACGCGGAAGTCTAGGTCGCTACCTTGTTCGTTAAAGTTCGTTTCCGTTGAAGTTATATTCATACGAGCGGTATCACTGCCGCCCGTAATGGTTCTGATACTTAAAAGGCCGTCTTCAGTGCCATCTGTAACGTCAGAGGCTTCTGCTCGAATCTGTGCGTAAGTGGTTCCATTACCGCCGCTATCTTGACCAGTAAAGACAATAATCCCTAAACCGTCGCCATCTACTGGGCTTGATGAAGTGCGACGCAAGTCTAAATAAGGGCCGTATGCTGTTCCTGCATCAGTGCTTTCTAAGCGTGTAAGAGTTGTCCCAGAGCTAGTGGCGTGTAAAGTATATTGAGGGTTTGACTCGCCAATACCCACGCGATTAGCGCCTGCATTGACATAGAGCATATGGGTTGCGCCATCAGACTCAACGCGGAAGTCTACGTCGGCACTACCTTCATTGAAGACGGCCTCGTCTCTTTTAAGACGTAGCGTATCAATAGCAGTAGTAACAAAAAACTCAATTCGACTTCCCGAATCAACATCGTTTTCGTCAGCGGTAATCCGCAGATTGTCACTGCTTGAGTTAATTTTGTGAGAAAGGTCGGTAACACTATTATCGTTAAAGACAACCGCTGGGCTAGTGTCGGTAATATCAATATCACCAGTAACAGAAACGCCTGTATCGGCTACGGTAAATTTCGTAGAAGTGGCGTTATCGTCGATGCCTGTAGAGGTAAACGTAGTAAACGTACCCGCACTAGCCGTAGTAGCGCCAATAGTCCCCGTAACATCTCCATCTTTCAGCAAAACGCTATCAATCGTGACACCGCCAGCGGAAGTGATCTCGTTGATTGTATCGACGTTGAGACCACCAGTCGCGGTGGTTATACCCGTGACGCCAAGAGTACCTGCCACAACCGTGTTGCCTGTAGCTGATGCTACTGTGAACTTATCAGTGTTTACGTCAAAATCACCGTCAACACCAAAGTTGCCAGTAACATCAATACCGCCTGTAAGAACAATATCCCCACCAACAGTGGCGTTACCTGATAGAAACAAGTTACGAGGACGAGTGGCACCAGACGCACCAATATCGTAGGTATCGTCGGTAAAGATAAGATTCGACGTGATTGTGGACGTTACAGTCAACGTATCCGACGCGGCATCACCAATCGTTGTGTTGCCAGAAATAGTCAAATCAGTCGCTGAAATGGAACCCGTCAGTGTTGGTGACGAGATCGTAGGTCCTGTCAGAGTCTTGTTGGTAAGGGTTTCCGTACCATCTAGCGTAGCCAACGTGCCCGTCGTGGGAAGTGTTACGTCGGTTGCACCTGTAGTTGTTAGGGTGAGCGCGTTCGCGCCAGCCGTTGTAAACGCCGCTGCGGTCGTCAAGTTCCCTGCAAGAGAGACTGTGTACCCACCAACTGATAGTGATTCGATGTTTGTAGCGCCTTCCACGACATTTGTACCGTCGCAGAAAAGAAGCATTGTCTTACCGTCCGGTATAGCAATACCCGTACCACCAGACGTTTTAAGTGTGGCAGCTTGCCCTGAAGCGTTCTTAGCGATGTAAATTTTAGCCGCTGTGGGGCATACGACAGTCGCTGCCCCAGTTAAATTTGTGCCCGTGTCCGTGAACTCTAGCATCGCACAGCGCGATTCAGCAGTCGTACCATCGGCGGTAGTCAGCACATGGGAGTTACTCGACCATGTGTTAATAACTGCGCGTCCAACAATGGCCTCTTCGATCATAGACGTGATGTTGTCGTTTACTACATCACCCCACGTACCGCTAAGTTCCCCTTGGACAGGAAGGGCTAGTTTAAGTGTCGAAGTGTACTGTGTTGTCATGTTTTAATCCTCACGCGGCTATATCTTGCCAATTCGGAGTCTGTCCTGTTGAAACATTACCCCAAGTTGGTGTCTGTGCGCCAGTAATATTTTGCCAATTTGGATTTTGGTTGTCATCGACATCCCCCCAAATGAACACTGTACCTACCGCGCCCGTTGCATTTACGCCCGTCACTGCTACACCTGCGTTAGCGGCAACGACGACGTTTCCTAATTCTGATTGTCCGTAGACTCCTGTTACTTTCTCTACAATCCCAAAGGCTACCGACACAGTGCCTATAGCACCCGTAGCCGCAAGTCCTGATGTTGAGACGTTTGCGTCTGCTGTAGTAGTAACAGTGCCAACGGCACCTGTGGCGCTTACCCCAGTTGGGTAGATATTTGCTTCAGCAACGATACTTACCGTGCCTACACCACCAGTGGCAGCTAGCCCCGATGGTTGAACATTTGCATCGGCTGTAACAGATACAGTACCAACTGCACCCGTAGCCGCGTTTCCTGTTACCGCGACGTTTGCGCCCGCAGCAACTGTGACGCTACCAAGTCCAGTAGTGGCTTCAAGCCCCGCTACTGAGACATTTGCGTCTGCTGATATAGAAACCGTGCCTATAGCGCCAGTAACTTCTACACCAGTTGGGAAAACATTAGCTCCGCCACTAATCGAGACAGTGCCTGTTTCCCCTGTAGCCGCAACCCCTGTCGGGAAGACGTTTGCCTCTGCAACAATACTTACAGTACCGACACCACCTGTCGCCTCCAAACCGGAGGGCTGTACAGTGGCTGCACCGCTGACAGAAACAGTTCCCACTGCTCCTGTTGTGGATACACCAGTGGGGAACACTGTGCATCCCAGCGATAAGTCTACAGTGCCAACGGCTCCCGCAGCTTGAACACCGTCAACTTCTACTATGATAAGGTCCGTACCCCAAGAGCCTTGGCCCCAAGCGGTAGAACCCCATCCTATATAAGAGGTTGAAGACGGCATCTATCCATCCTATGCAATTCTAATAATAGCGTTGGATGCGTCCGCAGTTGGGAATTGGATGGTAAAGTCACCTGCTGTAGATGTCTTATCGGCACCAAAATCAAGAACTGCTACGGCTGGATCACCGCCGCCCGACTTGTATATTAACGCTCCACGCGCCGTAATTGTCGCTGTAGACCACGTAGTATCGCTAAAATCTAGGTAAGCTGTAGTACCAGATGTCGTTGGAGCAACAACGGTTAACGTGTTACCACCCGCTGTATAACCCGTACCGGATACTTCATTTGTTGTACTATACGCTGTTGTCGCTGCATCCAGTGTTGCGGATGAGGTAAACAGTGCGATCTTAAATGTTTGTGACGTGTCACCGCTAAAGTCCATCTCGCCATCGAGAAGGGCCTTTTTGAAAGACGTGCACATTGCTTGAGTAATTGCCATTTCTAGCCTCCTATTCTACTTCCATTCTGAACTGCCCAGAACGATAAGTGTCTTCACGAAGTTTGCCATCGCCAAGGGTTTTCAGCAGTTTTAACGCTTGGACATACATGCGCTCGTATACTTGAACCATGTCTGGTTCGCCCTTCATAAACCTTAACGCTTCCAATAGCGCACCGTTAAGTAGAGCAGAATCAAACTCGTCCCCAAGCCATGTAGTGTTAGCAGTAACGATGGATTCAGGATAATATCCGTAATGTAACTCCATTGTGTAGTTACTGTCTGGGGTAGGTCCGAGGATGATTGAGTCGTCGTCAAAGTACGCATAATGCTTTGGCAACCCTGTCGCTGTAGGCGTAGGGTATGCTTCCCTAATAAAGTTAACGTCTTTGTTCAACAGAAAATGATACTCCCCGCTACCATCTACAACCGCTAGGCTGTACGTGTAGAGGAAGTCTGTCGGTGCACCAAGATACTTATTGCCCGAGCTTAGCGTACCAGTCACATTCCTGCGTAATGCGGGAATCTGAACAGTGTTGTATATCTTCTGCTCCGCCTGTTCTGTGAACATAGCAAGCTGGGCATCAGTGAAGGTATTTTCAGTGATGTCCTCGATATTGGCTTTTAGCTCGGTGTAATTCATGGTTTAAGCCATCGGTCCACGGGCGTATAGCCCTTTTGTTGCCGCGCCAGTACCACGAACTTTAATACCGCCGCCCTTCTTCATTTTAGTCTTCTGCATCTTTTTCTTAGCAGGTTTTTGAGTTTTCTTACGCATAGTACCACTCCTATGTAATTTGTACCGTAACTTGTCCTATAAATCCAGTCCCTATAGTACCCCCACTATCTACTACACCGCGTACAGGTATAATTTGCGCACGGCTCTGGGCGTACTGAGTCGAGTCGGGCCTTGGATCACGCAATGCCTGCGGGTCATGAACCGGAGTTTCCCCCAGATTTAACTGTGGATTATCTGGATTCCAACACTCAGGACACGCTTTGATATTCGTATCCTTATGCTTCCGCACAAGATTACGCAACTCACGTAGACGGTAGGTAAACCCACAAACGTCACAAACCCCAAGGGCTTTCTGGGCTGATGCGAACCTAGTACCCATGTTAAATCCTCGCTACACGAGGAACAAAACGAGCAGGTGTCTTTTCTCGATCTTCACCAGCAGCTAGTTGGAACTGCTCTTCGTAAACTTGCTTCAACAGACCTACACGTTCCACCAGTGTGGGTTCTTTAAGCGCGATGTTATAGGCCAAACCAGCAACGAGACACGGTAAGAACCTAAAGTTCATATCCGCAGTCTGAATACCACTACCAGCGTCCTGTATACGACGCATACGCCAATAACGAAAAACATAATTATCTGAGTCAGGGACAGGCCAAACGTTGATTTTAGGGTTGTCTCGAAGTCTCTCGATCCAAACTTGGATAGGTCTACCACGTGATAACTTGTTCGGAATCGAAGCGTAAGTGCTCACACTAATACGAGTTATACTAAGATCAGATTGTGTTGATTGATTACCTTGCCCCGTACGTATTACTTGTTCGAGCAAATCAATCGTATCTGCTGGCAAATCATACTCGGACGTGCCTGCCGTTAGGTTTACAGACCCTTCATCAATAGTCCAAAGGTTTATGCCACGGTTCTGCCATTCAATCGTTAGTAGGTTCATGGATCGACGTGCTGTACGCAAATCATAGCCTGACCGCATTTCACGGCCCGCACGTTCCCACGCTTCTTCAGCGATCTCCGTGAAGTCCATGTCAAACGAGGTTGTGCCTGATGTCGTCATTTTTTCCACCCATTACGAGCTTTTTTCTTGGCTTTAGCTGACAGATCACCGTAGTGGTACAGCTTTTTAGAAGTGTTAGACATTACTTTGCCAGTCATGAGCTTACCGTCAGGGTGCTTGTGCATCCCGCCTTTGTGCTCTTTGCCGTCAGCAAAATAATGTTTAACGCCTTTAGCCATTAAAATACTCTTCTACTTCTTTCATAAGGCCGTCTTTACTTTTACGGCGGTCCAACTCAATGCCATATTTGCGCATCAAAGCCTCAAGCTCTTTCTTAGTCATACCCTGATAGTCTGGGACTTTTTTAGCTTTTGGCTTCGTTTTTGCTTTTTTCGCCGCCACAGGCTTTACGCCCATAGATTTAAGTTTTGCCTCTGCCTGACTCTTAGTCATCAAGTCAAAGACTTTAACGTCGTAAGTACCATCGGCGTTTTTTACACCTATCTGATACACTGGCTCCCCTGTAGAGAACCTGCCATTCTGGAAGATTTGCATTATTTCTTCCCTCTCTTTCGTTTGGCTGGAGATACTCTACGCGGCTTACCAGCGGGTTGCCCCAGCCGTTTCTTTTCGGTGATTTTTTTGCGTTTCTCAGAAGCGCTCATCTCACCGCTAGTTTTGGGAGTCTTACTGGACACTTTCTTTGTAGGTCTACAATAAGGTGTCCCGCGTTTCTCCCCCTTTTTTCGTCCACAAGCCTTACCAGTACGCACGTCTTTCCAGTCCTCTTTGAACCAGCGTTTAAGTGCAGCACCTTTTGCAGTCTTGCGAACAGCCATTACTTACCTGCCTTTTTCTTTCTGCATTTAGCAATGGCACCTGATGCGTAAGCGGACGGGAACACTTTGTACGACGCCTTTACCTTGCGGTAGCAAGCATCTTTTACTGTCCCGCCCTTTTTGTAGCTTTTCTTACTACAACTAGAACATCCGCAGCCATCGTTGCGGTAGTATCTACGCATTAGGAACCCTTCATCGTTACCATTTTGGCAGCGCGAACACCTTGTTTCGCCATACCACAGCCACGAACTTTGCCCCCAGACTTCATTTTCTTAACCTTGCCGCCTTTGTTCATCATAGGCATTTGAGGCATTCCGGGGCCACCTTCACGTGGGTCCCGACGCTTCTTCTTAGGCTTAGGGGGTAGTGGTCTGGGCGGAGCCATCTCAGGCGCTGGCAGACTGGGCATACGACGCTTACGACCTTTCATCGTAGACTCGTCTTGTGGTGCTTCGCGCATCATTGAGGCCATACCGCCCATCTGATACTTCTTCACCTTACCGCCTTTTTTCATTTTGCCTTTACCGTCGGCAGCATAATCAGGGACCATTTTTCCATCTGGACCTTTGACCATATTGAGCTTACCGCCAGCTTTGTAACCTTTCTTCATCTTCATGAATTTTTCTCCTACTTTCTTAGGAACCCCTACTTCTTCAGCGAACTCGGGGTTGTTTGCTACTGCTGCCATAAATCGTTGCTGTTTCTTAGATTTAGCGGGCATCCTGTCAC